CTCGTTCCGCCCCAGCAACTCCTGGTCCACCGTCCCCGTCACGTAGGCCAGGATGCGCGCCCAATCCATAACCGCCCCCTGCCCCGACCCTCAACGACGGCGGCGTCGGCCGTCCGTGAAGATCCGGCCGACCCTTCAGTTGCGCCTTGAGGATGCGGTTCTCGGCGGCCAGGTGTTCGTTCCGCCCCAGCAACTCCTGGTCCACCGTCCCCGTCACGTAGGCCAGGATGCGCGCCCAATCCATAACCGCCCCCCAGCCCCGACCCTCAACGACGGCGGCGTCGGCCGTCCGTGAAATTGTACCGGGACACCGAACGAACCGCTAGCCGACGCCGCCTAACTCATTGGTTTCTCGGCCGTTTCTATTTTTTGACCTCACGGGGTCCACGCCATGTCGAAAGCTTCAACCAATGCCACCGCTTCGACATTGCAGGACGCCGTCCAGCGCGCCAATCTCGCCTCAACGGTCCCGTCATCCGCTGGATGTCGGCTTAACATTATTGCAGCGGGCGTTCCCATCCATGACACGACTGACCGTACTGATTTTGTTCGCGGTGCTTCTGGCCCGCGAAGCCGCTGCCCAAAGCGACGACGCGGCGTACTGCAAGAAGCTCGGTGACTATGCAAGCCGCTACCTGGGCGACCCCGGCGGCAACGGCGGGACGCGGCCGGACTTCGACATCATCGATGCCATCAACAAGTGCAACAAGGGCGACACGGCCAGCGGCATTGCCATTCTCGAGAAGAAAATCCGCAGCAAGGGCTTCACGCCGCCTGCACGCTAAGTTGTCGACAGGCGCGTAGAAAAATCCGAGCAGGGCCTGCACCACGGCCGCATTCTCGGTTGCTCCTTCAATCGCGCCCAGCGGGTACTTTTCTTCCACCCCGTCTATACCAACCGCGCCGACCAGCATCAGATCATCGTCCATGTGCATGCCGTCGATCTGGATGATCAACAGATCCAGCCCGGACAGATCGGAAGACATCCACTCCTTCATCCGCGTAGCCGATAGCGCCACGAAGCGGCGCGACACCGCCGACTTGGATACGCTCTCGCCCTTCGGCGCAGGCACGTCACTCTCCGGCAGCCGGACGGCGCGGCCAAACCGGCGCGTCGAGACGTTGATCAGCATCAGGTTCACCACCCACTTGCCGAGTAAGTCTTCGGACTGGGCCGCCGTCCAGCTCGGCAAGGCAAGTTCGCCGCCGGTGCAGGCGCGCACGCGCGGCCGTTCGATCTCAACCTTGCCGCCGTGGAAGCCGACCTTGCCTCGCGTCTTTCCCCACCGATGACCTTCCTTGCCCACGGCGCGCCCATAGCGTGAGCCGCAAAGACGGACTGCATCTTCCTCCAGCATGCCCGATAAGGTGGCGATCACCGCCGTCAGGCAGAACCGCTCGAAGCTGGCACCTACATCCTGCCAAGCATTTTCGACGAGTGCCCCAGGACCACTGGCGGCAGATATGGTAATCCTCTGCGCGGGGTTGTTCTCCTTCGTTGGATTCGACACTCCGAGCCAGGCTCAAGGTGAGCAACGCCTACTTCACAAATTCAACAGAGGCCGGGACATCCCCTTTCATGAAAGGCTCCATGCCCGTTTCAAGAATGCAAACGAGCCCGGCATCTCAGCTAGACCCCGGACCACCAATACGAACTTCAGACGCCACAAGTCGGGCCAGCAACGTTGCCGGGTAGAGTTGCCCAACTATTGCTTCGAAATTGGCCAGCCCGCGAAGGAGCGGATCGATTGGTGCGATATCGCCGTATCCCACGGAAGTCAGGGTCACAAAGCTGAAGTACACTGCCTCCGTTGCCAAGGAGGCGTGTGGCCTGATCGTAATTCCCGACAGCGCGTTCACGGTCAGAGACGCCCCCATCGCATATAGCGCCGCGAAGAAGATACCGATGCAGAGGTAAAGAAAAACAGCTCCTACAACGCGGTGATAGGTAATCTGACCCCGCGCATAAACGGCCCGCGCAATGATCCACGCCATTGCCAATGCCATAAGGAGCCACGCGCCCGCTCTGATGCGGACAATCTCCATGTCGCTGATGCTATAGCCCTGCAAAACGTGGGAAAGTGCAAATAGCCCCACGAACAGCAGAAGCAACGTCACGGCTATCCAGTTGCGGGCCAGAGTGAGGAGTCCACCAGCGAGCACTATCGCCAACACAGCATTCAGCGTCGTGAATGTGGCACCTGGATGCGAGGACAACGGTGTTACGACGAACAGGTGCAGCACTAGGGTCAATGTCAACGCAGTCAGGATGTGATCTCGCCATTTGTTTCTGGCTTGTTGGAAAAGGGCATGAAAACGAACAATCATGGAAGGAATCTTTCTTCATTGTAAACGCCGGAGACAAACTCCCTCACTGAAGCGGCCGGAAGAAACTCCCCGCCCACTATCACAAATACGCGCTGCCGATCTGCACGACGTTTGTCATGACGTTCCTGGTGTCGGGTGTTGCCACCTACCGCGTGCTGGGCTGGGACGTCTGGATGGTCTCGTGGATGATCTCCTGGGCCGTCGCAGCGCCCACCATGTATTTCGTGATGCCCCTGGTCCGCCGTACGCTCGACCGTCTCGTCGAGGACAAGTAGTTTTAGCGGCGCGGCCTTGGCTTCACCCGGGCTCAGTGCGTCTCCATCGAGCGTGACCCGAAGTTACGCGAGGTGTAGGCTGCACACGCACAGGTAGAGAGTCCTGATCGTCCGATACGCCTCACTCATTCTCCGCCTCGCCTGTACGCGATCATGCTTTTTTGTATTCGGTTGTCCAAGAGTAGCATAGTTGATAAAGAGGTTATTATGCGTCAGCTCAAAGTAAAGGCTGCTCCGCTCGACCGGACTATTGGCAATCCGACCAATGCAGCGACTAGAAGACGAGCGCTGCTCGGAGGCTTCTTTGTCATGCTGATGGGGCGCAAAGCCGAAGGCAGCAACTGGCCCTTGTCGCCGGTGACCTGGGCCGTACCGTTTGCGCCCGGCGGAAATGGCGATACCTTTGCAAGGTCTGTTGCCGCCCGAGCCGGTGTGCTGTTGGGACAACCGGTGCTCGTCGACAATCGGACAGGGGCAGGTGGCAATCTGGCAGCCGCCGCCGTCGCACGTGCCGAGCCGGACGGCTACAGCCTTCTCGTCGGCTACACTGGGCACACCTACGCGACGGACATCTATCCTAACGCAGGATTTGACCTCGGTCGCGACTTCGCGCCCATCAGCGCACTGGCCCGTGCGCCTCTGGCTCTGGCCGTAAACAGATCTAGATTTGGCGGCTCGACGTTGAGCGATTTTCTTGATGTGGCAAGGCTGAAGCCCGGCAGCATCGAGATCGGCACCAGCGGTCTGGGCAGTCTACCTCATCTTGCAGTCGAACTGCTCCAGCGCCGCACCGGGATTCAACTGCTACATGTCCCCTATCGCGGCGGCGCCCCCGCCTTGCAGGACCTCCTTGCCGGACAGGTGAGCGCCATGATTGGGCCTGTGGGGCTCTTTGCAAGTCATGCGGTAGGGGGAGCCATTCGCGTTCTCGCCATCGCGAGCCGAAGGCGCGAGGTGCTGATGCCCGACGTGCCCACCTTCGGCGAGAGCGGCGTTGAGGACTTCAGGATTAGTCAATGGTTCGGGCTATTTGCGCCGATCAAGACACCGGGCCCCATTCTTGATCGCATACACGCTGTCGTTCAGAGCATCCTGGCGACAGAGGAGATAAAACGGCTCTGGGTCGAGCAGGCGGCCCGCGTCGAATTGGAGAGCCGCGCCGACTTCAGTCGCTTTGTTAGCCAGGAAATCTCCCGATGGAGCCACATTGCAGCCCAAGCCAATCTCAAACTAGATTAAGGAAACTCTGAACAGCCTGAGCTTACTCAAAACTCCAAGAAGCGGAGAAAGCATAGAGTTTTTGACGCTCCAGTCATACCGTCGTCAGCATGCTCACGCTTCTGTCCGCCCTCGGCTCCCTGCTCTCGTTCCAGGTTCGTAGTCGCCTCACCCTGGAGCTTGAGCTCGTCGCCCTGCGATCAGGTGACCGTCCTGCGCCGGCAACGCGCCGCACCCCATCATCGCTACGAGCTTCGCGCAGCACGAATTTTTCTTGGTTATCTAAACTGTAAAGACCCCGTCGCAGTCCTGGATACGCGCTTGCTGTTGGTCCCCTGTGCCCCTCGCGAGGCGTTCCTGGAGGTGCCGTTCAGGCGGTAAATATTATGGGCCGCGTGGCGCGACACGAAACTGGCATGATATGCGGGTCCTGCGGGCTTTCAGGGACGCCACTGGAACGGAAAGCGGCATGCCGCGCGGCGGCTCGAAGCGTACCCGTTGAGGCAAACGGCGCGGTTTTGCGGGCTTTCAGGCTCGAAACCCCGACGGGAAATATTGTTGGACGCCGGTCCTGCGGCCTTTTCTTGGAGGTATTGGCGAACGGGAAAAATTCTCTGCGTGAGCCCCCGTCCGGCAGCGCGCCCCAAAAGCCCCAAGGATCAAGGTCCCCCCGGCCTCCGCGCCGTGCGCTTCGCGCGTTCGGTGACGGTTTTTCGGTTGTGGTGTGATCGGCACATCAACCACACGTTACTTCGATCCAATGGCGCGCCGCCGTCTTTCAGTTCGACGATGTGGTCGACGATCATGCCGCGCTCGATGCGGCCACAACCTGGCACCTGACATCGTCCACCTGCTTCACGTCGAACACGATCGCGCAGCGCGATCCATGCCGGCGACGAGTAGAACGAGTCCGCCACCTTCGGCGGCAGGGCCGCCGTGCGCAGATCCGCCAGCCCGACGCGCGGCTGCAGCGCCTGTAATCCCATGATCGTGTTGCTCCCAATAAAGCAATCGAATGATCCGCTTGTGTGCTTGGCTCGTGCCGCGATTGAAGCGGTCATGAACGCCGGGCCGCCATGGTCGTGGCCCGTTTCATCGAAAGGGTCCACGTCATGTCGAAAGCTTCAACCAGCACGCGCGCCAAGCGCACAACCAAGCGCGCAACTGCCAAGAACGCCAAGGGCGCAGCCAAGACCGCCAGTGCGCCTCGCGCCGAGAGTAAGCAGTCTCAGCTGATCGCCATGCTCAAGCAGCCCGACGGCGCGACCATCGTCGAGATCACCAAGGCACTCGAATGGCAACCACACACGGTGAGGGGCGCCATCGCCGGCGCGCTGAAGAAGAAGCTCGGACTCAACGTCGAGTCCGAGAAGGTCGACGACCGCGGTCGCGTGTACCGCATAGCCGAGTAGCGGCTGATGTACCGCATCACCCTGCGCTCGGTCGGCAACCCGGACTTCGGCCAAGACCCGTATCAGCCGATATCCCCGACCGAGGAGATCATGGTCGATACGCTGCAGCAGGCAGCCGAAGCCGCCCGCGCCTACATCGTGCGGCATGAGCTCGGTGGCGGGAACTTCCCCTCACCGCGCGTGTTCAAGGGCAATCAGGTAGTCGCCCGCATCTCCTACAACGGTCGCATCTGGCTGCCGCCGGATGGCGGCTGGAGCGACAACGACCCCGACGACTGGAGACGGTGGCAGGAGGCGCCAGGATAGTCCTGCCGCCGACGAGGCGGCTCAATAATCAGCCGGTGGTCGCGTCAATGCGTGGTCGCCGGCTTTTTCGTTCGTATTGTGGGTGATGGCCGCCGCGCGCGCCTCTCGCGATCATAGCAAGAAATCTACTCTTCGTGAGCGAATCCGTCTGCGCGAAAAGTGTCTGCAAGCGAAGTTTTGCGGACGGCGCGGCCAAGGGATTCACGCGGTCCTCACTGCGGTGCCGCTTATCTCTTCGGCTTCTCCATCCCACCCAGAACCCGATCCACCACACTCCGGGAGATCCCGTCGAGCGCCGTGACGGTCCTTGCCAAACCGTATCCTGAGGCTGATGTAGACCACGGGCTGGAAGTAGAGTCCGAAGCAGGAGCACTTTAGGCCAGCCGGGTCTCTCGTACCCGGACCGCACCCCTCCATGACCAGAAAGAAACGCCATGACCAGCCGCAGAACGGCATTGAAACTGGGAGCCGCCGTTGCGGGCAGCTTCATGATCAACCGCGGTGCGCTCGCCGCGGACAGCATCAGGGTGATCGTGCTTTGGGCACAAGGCAGTGTGGTCAGCGAAATATATCAACTCATCCAAGAGCCTCTCGCCAAGGCGATGGGCATGCCGGTCGTTATCGATTTTGTGACAGGCGATGGTGCCAAGCTTGGGACGCGGGAAACTATCCGCTCGAAGCCCGACAGCCGCACGCTTCTCTTTCACAACATCAGCCTTCTGGCCCTTTGGGAATACAAAGGCGACAACCTGCTGGCCGACCTCAGGCCAGTCGCCAAGCTTACCCGTGGAATGTCACAAGCTTTCGGTGTTCGGGAGGACTCGGCGCTGAAAGACTGGCAAGGAATGTCTACTGCCTGGAAGAGTTCAGGGTTAACGATGGCAACAACAGGGTCTGCGCCCCTTTTATTTGACATGGTCAAGAAGCGCACAGGTATCTTCTTCACGGAGCAACCAACGAATTCCTGGGGCAGCTCTGCCCGCTTGTTGTTGAGCGGCAAGGCCGACCTCGCGCACTTTGGTACTGACTGGGCCCTGACTTACAACGAGAAGGCTTCTGCCAAGGATAAGTTGCGGTTCCTCGCCACCTTCGGCGCCCAGCGTGCGCCCGAACTGCCCGATGTTCCGACCTTTGCCGAGATCGTGGGAGACCATAAGGCAGCCTTTACTCACAGCTTTTCTGTATGGTCCGCCGCAACCGCCGATAAAGCCTTCACCGACAAGGCGACGGCAGCGCTGCTGTCGATTGCCGGGAACGAGGCCATGCACGCCGAGGCGCGCAAGCTGCGCATTCCACTGCAGATCGACGGGCCGCAAGTGGTGCTCGAAACTCTGGCACGCGACCGCCGGGTGCTGAAGGACGTGTACGGCTGAACGCGGGCGATCTTGCCGATGCAGCAGACCTCAAGGTCCTGGCGGTTCGATGAAAGGACCGCCAGGGAACCTTCGAACGTCTTGTGGGTGATGCCCGCCGCGCGCGCCGTTCTGGATGCTCTGGACACAAGCAACGCCTATGGGCACATCGCGTCGGTACTACCTGCTACACTGAAGGGCCGCTTACGGCTCCAAAGCGCACCCTCGTAATCAGCCGCCGCCGGCCCATGTGCTTAATCCGGTCCTTGCCGTTCAACCGCCACGTGATCACGCAGAGCGCATAGAGCCAGTGCTCGTGCGCCGCGGCGCGTGCCAGGCCGACTTCCCAGCAGATTTCTTTCCACCGCGTGCCGCTGGCTCGTAGCCACGCGATCTTCGCGTCGATCGGCTCAAGCCAGGGCATCCAGCCGAGCGTCGCCTCCATCCGGCTGATGGCTGCGGCTGTCGGTGGTGGAGGGCGCATCGGCTCCGGTGTCTGGCCCACAAGATCGCCGAACTCCACGAACATCGTTGGCCAGGTGCTGAAGTAGCTCTGCTTGCGGGGTGGCGGGAGGCGCCGCAGCACCGACGCTGCCTCGATCAGCCGCTCCTCGACCATCTCCGGCGTCCAGTCATTCATGGCGCGTCTCCTGCCGCCTGGGCTTCTGCCCGTAAAGCTTCTCGCCCAGCTGGCGGACCAGCTCGCGCTCCGGCCAGGTCAGCCGCTCGTCGTCGGCCTCGATCACCAACACGCGCTGGAACTGCCAGCCCTCGCGCTTGATGTGCTCCGGCGCCCTTCGTTCTCCACCGAATCCTTTGGGTGCCCACTTCATTGGCGGGTTTCCCTGATTGTCGGGACGCCAACGGCGTGGTTCGCTTGCAGGCTGGGATGACGTGTGGGGAGATGCGCAATGGCCGGACAACGTTTCAATGTCGAGCGCACGCCGGCTGGGCAGCAGTTGGTCATTCCGGGAACGGAAAAGCCGCGCCCCGCTCCCAAAGCCAGGTACGCGAAGGACGGAAGCCAGCTTGTCATCCCGGGCGCCGAGCAGGTCAGCCCAAAGACCCACCTGACCCGCCTATTCCAGAAGCCGTTGCGGCCTCGTGTCGGGCAGCGCGGCCTCGCTGGAACCTCCTTGTTCGGTAAAGGCGCCCCGAAGTAATTCCGAGCGATCATTTCGTCACCTCGTGCAGGACAGCGGCGTAGCCCGCGATATCGAGCATCGAGTCCTGGTGCCGGGGATCGCGCGCCAGGCGCGTCAGCTTGAGGTCGATCATGCAGAGCACGACCTCTGCGGGCGTGACGGGGTGGCCCAGCGTGAGCGACCAGCGCGCCGCGATGGCAACCATCGCCTTGTCCGGCGCGCCGTAGGTCTTGGTGCGCTCCGCCAGGACATCGGCGGCGTGCTTCAGGATGCCGTCGGTGCTCATCGCACCCCTCCCTGCGTCTCGGTGGCCCACAGAAGGATGGCCAGCGCATCGGCCTCGTTGTCGTCGGCGGGGTTGAAGCCGCGAGCGCGGACCGCGGCAATGACGGCGGCCTTGTCGGCGTTGCCCTTGCCGGTGACATGCCGCTTGATCGTGCCGACGGGCACGCCCTGGTAGGCGATCGAGCGCTGCTCGCACCAAGCGGTCAGCGTCGCCAGCAGGCCGCCATGCACATGGGCGGCGTCGGTGCTGAGATGCCGGCGGACCTCCTCGAAGTGCACGACATTGATCGGCGAGACGTCCTGGACGATGGCCTCGAGCCAGGTCCGGAAACGCAGGTAGCGCATGCCGCCACCGTCATAGCGGTTGGCTCGGAACGACACCGTACCGCTGGCGATCACGCCGTCGCGGTTCCTGATCGCATAGCCGGTGGTCGTTCCCAGATCGAGCGCGAGCACGACGTCGCCTTCGTCCCCGGGAATCCTGGGCGCGGTGTAGTCGGCAACGGCATGTGGAGCGGGTCCTTCAGCATTCGGCAACATTCACAACCTCCCTTCAGAACGGCACGTCGTCGCCGCGCGCCCAGTCGGCGGCGGGCTTGCGGCGGATGCTGGTGACGGCAGCACCCAGAAACTGCCTCTTGGCCTCCAGCACGCCCTCGCCGAGACCAGCGATCAGCGTTGCGATCTCGGCGACGGTGAACACCTGCCCTTCGCGGGCGACGTGGTGGGCTTCGGCTTCTGTGCGCACGAGCGAGACGATCTCGCCGGTGTCGGGCAGCACGCACTCCCAGACTTCGGGCGAAAGCGGCGTCTCGCCTGCCTTCCGTGCCGATCTATCCAGCGCCTCCCAGGCGCGGCGCATGCCGTCGGTGTGGATGCGGACGTAACCTTCGTGGTTACCGGCGATGGCCTGGTCGAGCCGATCCTTCTGCTCGTCGAACTTCGAGCGCAGCAGGTCCGAGACCAGGAGCCTGAGCCGGCCGACACCCCACTTGCGCTCCATGCCGACGGCGACCTGGTCGAGGCCGTCGACCATCGCCTGGATCCGGTAGGTCTCGGACGAGTAGACGTCCCGAGCCGCAACGCTCTTCCCGACGGTCGACCTAGCCATCCGAGCCCCCGGTGCTCGGGGCGTGTCCGCCGACGCCGGCGGAAGCCGGGCGGAAGCGGAAGCACGCCGCCTGGGGGTATGGGGGTATTATATCTCCGCCGACTTCCGCCGACTTCCGCCGAACTTCCGCCCTCACTTCCGCCACTGTCAGCCCGGCCATTTGATCACCTTCAGGCCCTTTCCTTTGGTCTTCGCGTCGTAGGTTTCCGACCGAAGCATCTGGTTCGTGAGCCAGTCGCTCAGCACGCTGCGGGCAACCCGCTTTCGCAGCCCCTGCTTCTCGAGCCAGGGCAGGATGTGACGATCGCTGTTTGGCCGTGAGCTGAAGGGCTCCCCCGCGTCCCAACGACGCTCGATCTCCTCGAAGACCTGCCGTGTCTTGTCCGGAGTGATGTCGGGGGCAGTGCCGCCATCGAACTGGTGCGGCACCATCACGCCGACCTCGTCGCCATTGGCGATCGTCACGCTGTGGCGCCGGTACCAGGCCGCCGCCCCGGAGATCAGGCCCAGGTTGGCCTTGGCGTCGTCGAGCCGCAGAAACAGGTGCCGCTCGTCCTTCGCCACCCCGTATTGCTCGGCGTCAGCGTCGCTCATGCTGAACAGGGTCTGTACGACGCGGGCGACACCGACGAGGGCACTGGCGCCCCGGGCCGTGTTCATGTTCCCGGCATGGCTGTCGGACGCGCCCTGTGGCGGCTTGGACGTGTGATGCACCAGCAGCACGGCGCAGTTCGCTTCGCGGGCGATCTCGCGGTACATGGCCGCCACGGACTTGATGTGCTCGTTGGAGTTCTCGTTGACCTCGTGGGTCTCGACGAACGGGTCGACGACGAAGAGCCCGATGTTCTCCCTCTTGATATGCGCGATGCAGGATTTGACGTCGGGCTGGCGAATGACCGTGCCTTGCTTGTCCAGGCGAGCCATCAGCAACGGCTGGTCGGCCCCGGAATTAAGTGCCACGCGCCCCTTCACCTCGTCGAAGCCGATCGCGTGGTACTGCAGCGCGGCGGCCAGCCTGCGCTTGAGCTCGATGAGGTCGTCCTCGATGTTATAGACCCAGACGCGAACCTGCTCGTGGACGCCCTCCCCGGTGATCTCCTGACCGGTTGCCAGCGCTATGGCGCGGGCTATGCCGTGGGTGGATTTACCGACACCGGCAGGCGCGACCAGTACAGTCAGATGCCCGCGGATCAGGGCGCGCCCGAGCAGCCATTGGCGAGACGGGAGCATCGCCACGTTCAGATGTTCCAGAAACGCAGGCCGCAGGGCTTCCGGGTTGGGCTCGGCTTCGACCTTGTGCTCGGGGTTGGGCATGTTCCATTTGCGCCGACCACCGGAGAGCATCTGCTCGGTCTCGCGCCGCGTATCGGCCACGGTGTAGCCGGCCAGCGTGAACGTCGATGCCAGGCTCAGGATTTCCTCGTCGGTCATGCCGCGCGAGATCCAGTGACCGACCAGGCGCAGCATATTGTCATGCCAGTGGTCGCCGGCGCGGATGGCAGCGATGCAGGCGTCGACCGACAGGGTCGAGGTGCCGATTTGTAGCGTCGGCGTCGTGGATGGAGTCTTGGACGGCGGGGAGACGCCTTCCCCGGTGGGCGGCGACAACACCGCCTGGGCCGCTGGAAACGCCCGCGCAATCTGCTCCGGCATGTAGACCTTCGGCCGGCCATCGTCGAAGTCGAGGAACTCGGTGCGCTCGATGACGCGACCTTCCTTGATCGGCCAGGCGATCGAGCCGCCCAGGCGCATGACGCGGCTGGGATTTACGACGGAGGGATCACCGTTGAGGGCCTGGGCCAGTGCTGCATTCTGCTGGCGGCACAGCTCGAGGTCGCGCAGCGGCGCTTCCAGCCGCCACAACATCTGGGCCCGCACATGGGGATGGCGCCCCGTGACCACGACGCCGGTCGGCGGGCAGCCGCGATTGCGGTAATTGATCGAGGCAGTTGCCGTGACGTCGTCGTCGATGTCGACGTAGAAGGCTGTGAGCGCAAAGACCTCGTCGTCCCCGCAGCGCCCGAACGGCGCGATGTCGGGTTGGCGGAGCGCCTGGCCGATATAAACGTTCTGTCCGGGCCTGCGATTTTCGACGACGGCACGTCCAACCAGTTCATCGAGTCCGTCGGTGCCGAAGATTGCGGCGTGGCGCAACTTGCCGTCGCGGGCGTCCGTCCACGCGAGTTCGATCCGGCCCTCATGGCAGCCATCGAGCCAGCCCTCGAACAGGTGGCCGACATGGCGGCGCATCTGAACCGGATCGGGTTCGAACAGGGGCTGGACGTTGGTCATATCCATCGCGGTACGCCGGAGAGAGGACCGGAGGGCCGAAGCCCTCCGGGGGAGGTCAGAACAGCGCTTCGGCCAGCGGATTCGCGGCGGGCTTGGGAGCCGGCGGCGGCACATGCTGCGCGGGTGTCCTGGCGGGAACCGCCGGCGTGGCATTGCCCTGCCAGATGTCGGCAGCATCGACCGGGCTGACGCCGGGAAGCCCGGCCGGCCGGTCGACCCACTTGGCCAGGGCAAAGGTCGGCCGGTAGTTGGTGCCGAACTTGTCCTTCATCGCCTGCGAGCCGGTGCAGGCAATGACCGGAAGCTTGCCGGCGTTGGCAGCCCGCCCGGCTTCGTACTCGCCGTAGACGTCCTTGATGGCGTTCGCCAGATGCAGCGACGATCCGCCGAACTCGACCGCACCGCCGAAATACTTCGGCGAGTAGATCGTCAGCACGAAGCCCCTCTTGAAGTTCTCGCCCGGCGACGGCGCCGGCTGCGTCAGCGACGGGTCCAT